AGCTTCCCAGTCTTTTCTTTCCTTAAAAAGCTCTCCAGTTTCCTTGTGTCTGTACGTTGTTTCTACTTTTGCTGGTTTTATTACTTCCATTATGTTGTTATCTCCTTTTTAATATTTAGATAGCTAATAGCTACGTCAAACGAATCTGTAGTGCTAGAAAGCACTGTAAAACTATCTCCACCTTCAACCACTAAAGGTTGAGTTAATAACTCTGTTGTAACATTAGCAGTCAAAGCTGCTGATTTTAGAGCTGTAATACTGTTGTTTGTAACTGTTACTATAGGTGTACCCGCTGATGTAACTAATATAGATTTAATAACATAAGTTTCACTAACTAAAGGATTACCAGATCCTAAAGGACTCAATGCACTTCCCGTTGTGCTATTATCTATACCTGCAAATTTAAATTGATTAGCCATTAATTTATAAAGAAGTTAAATGCTTCTATCTCCTCTTTTAGATCTTCTTGATATGTTGAATTTAATTTTTCTACAATCGCATCAAGATCTCTTACTTGAGCTTCTGCAGTTTGAACATCATATTCGTTTGATGGTCTAGTTATTACCTGTACAATTTTTGCCATTATCTACGTCCATCTGGTTGTAAGTCTAATCTAAAAGTTCCTAATCTCCAACTTTGACTAGCTCCTGTGTTTTCTATTTTCAAAGACACAGCTCTGGCTCTAGCACGTGTATCTACTTTTGTAGTTGACGAAGTAATATCAAATGGTCCAAGAGGTGAACTAGCTTGTGAATCGTTAGGATAATTTTTTAATTGTAAAGTAACTCTAGTTGTTCCTGTCTGACTTATAAAGTCAGGTACAAATCTTCTTATTTTCATTAAAAACTCACCATCTCCTTTAAAGGTTGCAAGACCAGTTGATTGACCTGTTGATGATCTAGCTTGTGTAATATCATAATCTCCAGATTCTATGTTAGCTGTAATTGCAGTTATAGTTCCATTTCTATTTTGATCAGTTCCTGTTTCGTGTTCATAGTAACTTGTTCTGCCTTCCGTATTACCTATAACATCAAAAGATGTATCAGTGCCTGCATCATATTCAGTTGCGTGAGGTAGACCAAATATAGCAGAATCTTTCCACATTGTTCTTGCTAAAGAACCGACTGTCCAAACAGGTCTTTGTGAAGATGAATCAAAATAATTATATGTAACTTGTCTGTTAACTACAGACGATCCTGTTGTTGGATAGAACCAGATAACTTCACCATAAAGATTATTTAATCCAGCAGACACCATTTGATTACCAGAAGATAAATTTATACTATCATAAACAAAGTCCTCTACTAAACAAGGTAGTGATTCTAATTTACCAGCATATCTAAAGAAACCATTCTCTGACATCCAGTACGCAGCACCATCAACTTCAACACAAGCATTTTGTCCAACAAGTCCACAGTTGGTTCCAACTTGTGCGAATGCAAATGTAAATGGTTGACCAACAAAACGTTGTGTAAATAATGAAGTATCTGTCCAAATATAAATTGCATCACGACCTCTAATCGCTCCCATGATCTGTGATCCGTCGGCCAATCTTTGTGTACCAGCTGTATTGGTTGCTGTAGGTGTATAAGTATTTATATCTTCTTGATCCGAGAATCTAATAAACATATCATCTTGTGTAGATGTATCTCCAATAGTTGTTTCTGTTCCAAAAAATACTAAGTGTCTATCAGGTGTTGATACTAACATGTGCCTTGATGCTGTTGGTGCACCAGATATAATTGTTGCTCTTGTTGATGTAGCATTTGATAAACTAGAGTCCCATTGAAACACAGCACCGTCATGGATTAAACAAATTGCTTTGTCACCAAAATTATCTAATGACCACATACCCGGTTCAAGAACTAAATCCCCAGATGCTGCTTCTCCCCATGCAACATATTCTGAAGAGTCAGTCACTGTTGCTCCGTCACTATGAGCTGCTCTAGTTGTTCCTCTAACTGCTCTTGTAATACCTGTTAAATCGTTTCCAGACACACCTGTGTAAGATATCTCTTCTGTTCCTACCAAAATAAAATTTGTTCCTGAATCAGGAAAGTTAGTTGTGCTTGTTAATGTAATAGAAGTTCCTGATCCACCAGTTCCAAATGCATTGTCTCCAAGTGCACCATTCAAAGTAGTTGTGACTGCTGAACCATCTTCTCCGCCCCAAGAACCTAGACCATAACCAAAACCTTTAGCTTGAACAGCTGGTCCTACTGTGTAATATTTTTTAATTGTTATTCCACCTGAAGTAGTTGCACCAGCTCCACTTTCATTTGAAGCCATTGTAATAGTTATTGTTGTATTGGTAGGTGCGGTAGTCACCATAAATTTTTTGTCATCAAAATCAGAAGCACTATAATTTGATCCTGTAATTGTTGAAAAACCACTCATTAAAAGTATATCCCCAGGAGTTAGACCATGTGCACTAGAGTAAGTTATAGTTACTGTTGGTGATCCATTAGTTGTACTGAATGCGTTTGTAAGAGATGTAGTTGATTGAATGGGATGTATGTCATAGAACACACCTCCAGAAAACGCATATAAAATCCTGTTTGTTCCTATGATTGCGTATTTTCTAGATAAACTGTTAATAAAATGATGAAGCCCTCTACCTGCTCCTGTTAATTCATTTTCGTTTACATTACCTAATTGGTTCCAACCACCTATTTTTTCAGGTATACCATAACGAAATCTAGCGTTATCGCAATCTGTCCACTGACCTTCAGCGCCAGTTTCAGAAATTTGTTTGTTTATACCTGGTTGGAATCCTATTTTCTGTAGCATAACCCCTACTTATATATAGTTTTTAATATTTTGGTAGTATTATATTCTATTCTTAATTAGATATCAATTCTGAATTAAATGAGATTGATATTCTTTTTTCAGTTTTATTCATATGTGGGGTTACTTTATGTTCTAAAAAAGATGGGAATATAAATAACATATTTTCCTCTGGTTCAAAAGACCAAATAGAACTATTTTTTTGAGTATACCTTGTAATGTTTTTATCAAAAACCCATTCCATAAAATCTCTATTGGGATTTATAAAAGTAAGTTTGCCAGATTTTTTTGGTACTTTAATATAAAACACACCTGAAAAAAAAGATCCAGGATGGATATGTGCGTCATTACTATCTTTATATCCATTAATATTTATCCATAAATTTGCTAATTTTAATTTTTTGTTAAAATTAAATTCTTTTGAAAAATCATTTACATACCGTGCAATATTTTTTTTTAATTCAGTAATTATTGGATATTCATCAAACAAATCTTCTGATTGCCAACCTCCTACATTACTTTTAACTTTACCTTGATTGTTTTTTTGTAATTTAAAAGAAAATTTTTTTAATGACTTTAAATCTAAATTTAATTTAGTACAAAAAACTTCATACTTAAATATCTCATATATGTTTTTATTCATTCTTTTGATAGTATTATATACTACTACCGATGTTTATTCTACCTAATATTTTTGACTTCTTTATACAAATGTATATAATCTTTATATAATTAAAAATGAATTTAATAGGTCTTAGACTATGTGAGCACGACTCCAACATCAGTTATTATGATGGTAGTAATTTTTACTATTACAAATCTGAAAGAAACTATCAAATCAAACATCATGCATTTGACAATTTTTGGCAATGGAAAGATATTGTTTATAAGTTATGGAATTTAAAAGAAAAAGATATAGATGATATTGCCATTGTTGTAGATTCTTGGAGACACAATTTTCCACTAAACAATGAAAACTTTTTTCCTTGTATTAAAAATTATCCCTTTCTTCCTTTTAAAGCTTCACGTCTTAATCATCATTATGCACACGCTTTAAGCACTGATGTTATGTATAATGATATATCAGGACACATTGTTATTGATGGTTTTGGAGATCAAGATAATGCTTTAACTATATTTAAAAAAGATAAAATAATAGAAAATTATAAGTTAAGTGAAAAACAATCATTAGGACAATTGTATGCTACAACAGCAGAACAAATATTTCAAATACAAGGCAACATTCATGATTGTGCAGGTAAATTAATGGGACTGCAATCATATGGCCAAATAGATAAAGATTTTTACAAAAAATTAAAAGACTATACTTATGAAGATATAAAAACTTTTTGGCACCCAAATCTTTTTGTAAACCACAAACAAAACGAAGCACTAGCAGGGTTAGAAAAACTTTCATGGATAAGAACTGTTCATGAAATAACAGGAAAAATTTTAATAAAGTTTTTTAAAAAGTTCTTTAAAAAAAATGACTCTATTGGTTATTCTGGAGGTGTAGCTCAAAACGTAATTTGGAATACTGAATTAAAAAATTATTTTCCAAATTTAAAAATTCTACCTTACTGTGCCGATGAAGGCTTGAGTATTGGTGCTATAGAATTTCTTAGAAAAAAACATAGTCTTAAAAAACCCGTTTTACAAAATTTTCCTTTTCATCAAAGTGATGAAGCGCCTCCTACACAACCTTCTCTTAAAACAATAAAAAAGGTAGCTAAGTATTTAGCAAATAATAAAATGGTTGCATGGTATCAAGGTCATGGAGAAATAGGACCAAGAGCACTTGGTAATCGTTCAATATTATTTAATCCTTTTAAAAAAGAAGCTAAAAATATAGTAAACAAAGTAAAACAAAGAGAGTCATACAGACCTTTTGGTGCATCTGTTTTAAAAGAAGATATGCATAAATATTTAAAAAACCCAATAGAGAATCCGCACATGTTATATGTATCAAAAGTAAAAACATCAAACCTGTATGGTATTACACATGTAGATGATACGTGTAGATATCAAACAGTAGATGAAAGTAATAAATGTTTTTATTCTTTACTAAAAGAATTTAAAAAAATTACTGGTGAATCAATTATATTAAACACAAGTTTAAATATAGGTGGCAAACCTATCATGGGTTCTAAAAACGATCTATTGACATTTTTAAAAAATTCTAATATAGATTTTGCAGTATACGGAGATAATATAATAAATGGAAAGAAAAGAGTTAAGTAATTTAGAATTATTTGTTGGAGTTTTTAAAACAGAAAAATCTTTAATTAATTTTGATGAAATTAAAGAACATTTGTTAAAGTCAACAGCAAGAGACATTTTTAAAGAAAAAAGATTAAATGGTGTACCTTTAAAATGGGAAAAAAATATTCATTGGTTATATGAATATATTAAAGATCAATTTTTAAAATATGATTTAGATAGACAAATAATTGGTGCAGCAGAACATGAAGCATTAATTTCTAAACCAGGTGAGTTACATCCGACAATTAATGATATTAACATTTATGATTTATACGGATCACCAGATTACACTATTTTATTTCCCATTAATGGAAAAGCCACTGTATCTTTATTTTATGATGATAATCGACATAAAGATAAATCTTGGCATGTTGATATAGAAACAAATAAATACATTATTTTTAATAGTACAATAAAATATGATATTTCAAGAAATGAAGAAAAAGAAAATAGATTTATTATAAAAGCAAAAACACATATTATTTATTAATGAATCTAAACAATAAATTTTATTACTGGTTTTTTAAAAATGCCATACCTAGTAAAATGTGTGATGACATCATAAAACTAGGATTAGAAAGAAAACCAAAATTAGCTGAAACAGATGGGTATCAACAGAAAACAGTATCTAAAAAAAATATGTTAAAGAAAAGACATTCTAAAACAGTATGGTTAAAAGAAAAATGGATCGAAGATCTTATGATTCCTCTTATACAAGAAGCTAATCGCAGATCATTTTGGAACTATCAATTAGATTTTTTGCAACACGCACAATTTACAATTTACGGAAAGAATCAACATTATGGGTGGCACCAAGATTTTGCAATGCACTCCTTTCCTTACGAAAGAGAACTTATACAAGAGGAAAATGGAAAAGCGAGAAAAATTAGTTTAACCTGTCAATTAAATGACCCTTCTGAATTTGAAGGTGGAGAATTTGAATTTGACTTTAGAAACTATGATCCAGATAAAAGAAAAAAGAAACAACATGAACTAGAGGCTACAGAAGTAAAGTCGAAAGGTTCTGTAATTGTTTTTCCTTCTTATCTATGGCATAGAGTAAAACCAGTAACAAAAGGCACTCGTTACTCTTTAGTAATGTGGATGTTAGGAAAACCATGGCAGTGAGTTTATTTCAAAAAAACGGTTATCAAATATTAAAGGAAGCTATTCCAAAAGATGTAGCAACTTTTGTTTATAATTATTTTAAAATAAAACGAGAAGTTCTTTTAACTTTTAAAAAAGAAAAATATATTTCTCCTTATTCAGATGATTGGGGATGTTTTAATGATCCACAGGCTCTTGGTAGCTTTAGTCACTATTCAGATATAGCAATGGAAACATTACTAATTATGGTTCAACCTTATATTGAAAAAAAAATAAAAACACAATTAATTCCAACTTATTCATATGCAAGAATTTATAACAACACATCTGAATTAAAAAAACATGTAGATAGATTTAGCTGTGAAATATCTTGCACTATGCATTTAGGTGGAGATTATAAATGGCCTATTTTTTTAAAAAAAGGAAAAAAAGATATATCTATTAATTTAGGTATTGGTGATTTATTAATTTACAAAGGTCAAGAAATAGAACATTGGAGAGAACCATATTTAGGCCAAGAATATGCACAAGTGTTTTTACATTATCATGATGCGTCTACTACTGAAGCAGCTAATAATATGTATGACACTAGAGCACATTTAGGACTACCCGCAACATTTAAAAAAAAATGATAGTTAAACCGATAAATTTGCCTTACTTTATTCAAAAAGTAAAAAACCACAAAGTAATTAAAGAGCATTATTTAAATGAAATTAATAAACTGCCAATTAACAGAATTGATACAGTAGGCAATACTGATTGGAATTTAGAAAAGACTCCTATAAATTATTCTTTTTTTTTAAGTCAAATACAAGAAAATTTAGAAAACATGGCAGAGTTTTTTAAAGTAAAAAAATGTAGTCCACATAATTTTTGGTTCCAACAATATAAAAAAAATGATCATCATGTTTGGCATACTCATGCTGACTGTAATTATACCAATGTATATTATTTAGAAGTCGATAGTGGGGCAACTGAAGTTAAAGATCCTTTTACACATAAAACTTTAAAAATGAAAGTGAAAGAAGGTACTATCCTAAGCATGCCGGGATTTTTACTACATCGTTCACCTAAATTTAAAAAAAATATAACTAAATCAATCATCGCTTTTAACACTTCTTTTCACACAGATGTTTAAAAAATATTTTATACACACTCCATTTGTAATTTCTAAGTTTCCGTTACATAGAAAAATAAAAAAAGATTTTTTGAAAGAATTAAATAAATCTAAAGGTAGTTCTTTTAAAAATAAAAAAGGAAACATGAATGATGATTTAAGTAAAACTGATTGGCCATTGGCTTCTAATCTTAAAAGACCTTGGGTAAAAAAATATGGAGCTACTATTAAAAATTTTTTAAAACAACAAGCTATACATTTAGGTTTTACTAATATTAATCTTTCTAAAATATGGTACCAACAATATAAAAAACATCAAACGCATGGTTGGCATCAACATGCTAGAAACTATACAGGTGTATATTATCTAGAATATCCAAAAGGATCACAGCCAACTCAGTTTTTAGCACCACAAAATTTAAGTAAAACTTTTAGCCTAAAAGTAGAAGAGGGAGATATTATTATTTTTCCTAGTTATATTATACATAGATCGCCTCCACTAAAATTTAATAAAAGAAAAACAATTATATCTTGGAATATTGATTTTCAAGATATTCATCCAGATCTTTTTTTTGATAGAGAAGTAAATTATTTAGAAGATGGAAAAAATGGTGGTGGAAAAAATTAAGAATCTACCCAAGAACTAGTGTTTGGATCCCAAACTTTTCCTGTAGTCGTGTCGTCCCATCTTAATTCTGTTTCATTCCATTCAGGTAAATGAGGTTGAACTGGGTCTCCAAATTCTAAGACAGTTGGATAATCAACTGGTGCTTTCCAATCATCATTAGAATCTAAACTCCAAGATGAAAAAGGTTTTGGAATAATAAATTTATCTTTTGTTGAATCATAAATATCTCCTATAGCTGCATATTTTTTTCTAAAATTATTATTGTAAGAAGTTTGTTTCCAATTAGTCCAACCGTGAATATTAGTTAAATATGTTATACCTAAACTTTCGTCTTCAGTTCCTGTATTGTTAGGATCTAAAATAGGATTATCTACTACTTGAACTTGAAGCACTGTATTATCATCATCTAATTTTGCAAAATGTGCCATAAATCTCCTATTGGAATTGATACCTTATTATTACAACACCTGAACCACCAGCAGAGCCCGGTCTTTCTTGGTGTGGTTGAAAACCTCCACCGCCTCCACCGCCTCCGGTGTTACCTGATCCACCTCCTGAACCACTAGCTCCTGGTGATCCGGCACCGCCGCCTCCAGTTCCTCCAGATCCGGCGTTTCCTGGTCTATCTGTTCTAGAGCCACCGCCACCGCCGCCGCCTCTTGCAACAGCGCTTCCTGTAATACTATTTTCTTCTCCAGCTCCACCGGGTCCACCATTTCCACCAGCGTTGCCTCCGACTGCAGTACCGCCACCGCCACCGCCGCCTTTGCCATCTTCTAAGTTACCTGGAGCTGATCCACCATTAAATCCTTGCACAGGGCTTGTTGAAGGACTATTTCCAGAAGCACCTCCGCCACCAGCGCCTGCTCCTGATCCACCGCCAGATCCTCCAGAAACTCCTATACTAGAATTTTGACAGCTACCGCCTCCACCACCACCTGCTGAAGTGATTGATGAAAAAACTGAATTAGAACCATTTCCTCCATTATTATTTCTACCGGGACTTGCTCCGCCGCCTCCTCCAACAGTAATTGGAAAACTTGCAACAGAAGCTGTTAAACTTGAACCTGCTCTTCCGGGTGCTGGATAAGTGCTAGCAGCGACACGGTATCCTCCCGCGCCTCCACCGCCTCCTCCGATAGGGCTACCTCCACCGCCGCCTCCAGCGACGACTACATAATCAATTGCAGTAAAATCTCCAAGACCTGCTTGTGTAATTTCAAAAGTACCATTACCAGTAAATGTATGAACTTTAAAATTTCCATCTGTTGTTACTGTTCCTCCTGTGGCAACAGTAAAAACATTTGGAACTCCGCCAGAACCAAATCCTAAAATTTGATAACCGAATGATTTACTTTTTCTTCTTTGGATATTTTTTGTGTTCTTACCTGTAGTAAGTTTATTTTTTAAATCTCTCATATCTAAATTCCTTATGCGTCGTTAGCAGCATCAGTAGTAAAGAATAATTTAACACCTAGTAATTTTGCATCTGCTGTTAAGCTATCATCACCATCATTCGCATCTCTAAATATCTGAAAAAATACATATTCATCTGTGCTAGGTGAACCTGCAATAGTTACTGCGCCACTTTCCGCCGCTACATCTAAATCGTTCGCTGTACCGCTATGTGCTTTAGCCACACCTACTGCTGTACCAAAAGCTGTATTTAAATCTCCATTATCTGCTAGAGCAACACCTTGTAATTTCCAAACTGCATTACCAGTGTTTGTGGTATTTGCTGTAAAAAATGCTTGAAAAGTTACTGTGCCTTCATTCCAAGATTTTGGAAAAGCAACAGCGAACTGTGCAAACTCATCTGAGTCTTTGTCAAAATCTAAAGTTTTTAATTCAGGTCCATTTGATAATTCTGTTTGTTCTATGTCAGCACATCCACTTGTACTATTAGGATACATAGCTGAAGCTGGAACCCAGATAGTTTCTTTACCTGCAATTTTAACTGCAGCTGTTCCTGATTTAAGAGTTCCTGTTCCTTTAGGATTTAAATTAATATCAACGTTAGTTTCACCTGTTGCTGATAGAGTTGGACCATCACCTGTCGCTGCGTTAGCTATTGTAAATTCATTAACTGCTGAACCTGTTGCAGTAAGATTAACTAATTCGTTTCCATTAGTATCTGAAATTTTTGTTCCTATTGCAGGACTAGTTAAAGTTTTATTTGTTAAAGTATCTGTTGTAGCTTTTCCAACTAATGTGTCAGTTGCCGCTGGCAACGTTACTGTAACATCTGCTGTTGAAGCAGGACCAATTAATGTTACTTTGTTTGTACCATTGTCTGTACCTTCTAAAAATTCTATTTTACCAGCAGTTGCTGTTCCAGGACTTAATATAGGGTCTGTTAAAGTTTTATTTGTTAAAGTTTGAGTTCCTGTAAGTGTTACGTCACCATCACCAAAAGCCATAGTATATATGTCTGGGTTAGTTCCATCATTTGCAGTAGCAAATACTACTTGATCACCTTTATCTGTTGCAGAAAAAGTAAATGAATCTCCTGAACCAGAAGCATATTTAAATTGTACTGTGTAAGCACCTGATGTTGAATTTCTTAAAAAATAAAATGTTTGTGCGTCTAAAGGAATAGTTACTATTTGATTGCCACTAATAGAACCTGTAAATTCAATCATTCTATGAGACATTACTGCACCAGTTGATCCATCAGAAACTGAAAGAGCTGTAGTTTGTGCACCACCTGTTATTGACTGAGCGGAGTAACCACCAGAAATTTGTTCAATGATACTTAAATTAGTATTTGTTTTTGTTCCCCAAGTTCCAGCATTTTCACCGGTTGCTTGAAGCTCTATACCTAGAGGTGTGTATGTTGATGCCATAATTTTTATCTCCTATGCGACGTCACTATAACTCGTATTTGATCCTGTTGCAACATTAGAATAACTACTATTTGATCCTGTTGCAACACTTGTATACGATGTATTTGAGCCTGTGTCAATGTTTGCGTAAGCCTCTATTCCAAGTAAACCTACACTAGACGTAATTTGATCTGTTGTCAATCCTTGTGTTACATCTACAATAGTGAAAGATCCTACACTTGTTGTCGAAGACACCCCTGTTAATCCAACTGCATCAGCAGGTGATATTGCTCCTACACTTGATGTAGCAGATACTCCAGTTAAATCTAATAATTCTATAGCACCCGTAGTTAACTCTCCAACAGAGGTTGTTGCAGATACACCAGTAATGGCACTTGGACCAAACTCTAAACCTGGTGTGCCTAAACTAGATGTTGCTACCACTCCTGATATTGGTTCAGTGCTAACACCAAAAGCTAATCCTAAATCATCTACGCTTGCGGTTGCAGATTGTCCTGTTAAACTTACAGTTGGACTAATTACAAAACTTACACTACCAACATTTGTTGTTGCTTCTTGACCGGTTAACGGTTGTCCTATTTCTATAGTTACATCTATAACTCCACCCCAAACTTCGTTACTATTCCATGTGTTTTCACCCCAACTATTAGATCCTGAAACAGAAGCTTCCATGCTTCTGCCAACTAAAGTTATAACTTGATTAGGAGATTCACCCCAAGAATTATCATTCCAACCATCTCTGCCCCAACCAACTAAAGTTCCTGCATAACCCATTGTTGGAGTTGCAAACTCTGCTTCTACTCCTGTTAATGGTACACCTATTTCACCATCAACTTGTAGACTGCCAACACTCGTTGTCATCGAGTGATTAGCACCAATCATTTCTAATAAATATTTAGACTCTAATGTAAGAGATCCTACACTTGAAGTTGCTTCTATTCCTGTAATAGAAACAGTTTCATCTCTACCTTCACCCCAATCAGCATCGTTCCAAGCTAATCTTCCCCAACCTCTTTCATTAAACGCTTCTAAGTCACCTACAGAAGTTGTTGCAGATTGACCTGTTAATGTGACTACCGGATTATCACTTTCTCCATAAGGTTCTTCACTCCAACCGGCTCTACCCCAACCTTGATTAGCTCCTGAAATTACGTCTCCAAGAGATATGGTTGCAGATAATCCTGTTAAAGAAACTAATTCATCATTGGCTTGTCCCCATGAACCACCAGTATTCCAAGCGTCAGCACCCCAACCACTTGAAATAGCATCAGTTGTGCCCCAACGACCTGTGCTCCAGGTTGTTCCTGACTCGTTCCAAGTGTTTGCCATAAGGAGTCCCTCCTTATGCTATACGAATGATTGCGTTAGATGCGTCTGCTGTTGGGAATTGAATTGTAAATGTTCCAGAAGAAACTGTTTTGTCACCACCAAATGCGATAACAGCAACAGCTTTGTCAGATT